TCTCCGCCGCCCGCCGCTTCTGCTGCCGGATCTGTAACGCCAGCAATTTCACCTGAAATGCCTTTGGCTTCAGGCATGATTTTTATATACGCAGTACCGATAGCCATTAGCCGTTTATCCTTTCAATAATCTCACGCCGTTTTCTTTCAAATTCTTCGGCGCTGTTGAATCCCCGCGTATCCTTTTCAGGCAATCCGTTTGCCATCATTTCGGTTACGAACACGGGCATGTGCTTTTTGTCGCCCATAAGCCCCCAACGCAACGAACGCAGTTCATCAACAATAAGTGCATATAATAAAGAATTTGGCGGGGATATTTTAACCCCCGCCATTGTGGTTTTTATCCTGGAATCGGCCTTAAGCCCACATGCCAGCGTGGCTATAACCCGTGCGGGGTACCGTTGCATGTCAAACACGCCATAGGTTTCCGCAAGGTCACACACCACCGCTGTTCGGTCTAAACTCAACATGTGGGCAAGCCCAATCAGTTTTTTCCCTGTTCCCCCACTTTGGCGAACAGTTCTTCTAACAGCCCCTGCATTGCTTCAGGCGGCACGCGGCCGCTTTTATCGCGCACATGGTCTTTCAATGCCTTATAGCCTTTCACACCAAGTATCTTGCGAAAAATCTGATTTGTAAGGCGAAAACCCTCAATGACTTCCAGTTCTGTAGCATCTGTGCCAAGTAACTGGATCCCGTTTACATCGGCAACCATTTCCGTGAGTTCCCAATCATCAAAAACAGATTCGTCAATGCTGCATTTGAAGCCGTTATCAAGTTCAATCGTTTTCATGCCCGTTTACTCCATTCTTTAATTAGTTACGCACGCTGGATGTACTCATAGTGAGTATTGCCAGCGGTGTCCGGCATTGCGGTGATGGTGATTTCATAGCCTACCGCGTCAGAATCGGTGTAGGAAACATCGCCAACTTCGCTGATTTTGCCGTTGGGGATAACAACCCGCTTTACGGCACCATCACGCAGAACCATATCAATAGCCCACGCGGCCGTTTCGCTTTCCTTTGCGTTGGCGGTCACGGTAATGCCGGTTGCAAGTGTGCCGCTAACATTGGAATCGTTATAAACCGCTTTCAGCACATCAGGGTTAAGCACTTCCAGCAGAGTAAACTGCCATGTGTCGTCTTTGCTTTCCTGAATGTTGAGAACGGTGTCACCGCCCCATGCCTTAATGTCTGTGCTGTCAGGGCTGTTGGAATTGGTCACGCCATCTTCACTACAATAGCCCAAGGATTTGAACGCTGCATCAAGTGCCGTTGTGGCATCTGTCGGCAGAGTAGAACCCAGCGCAGCACGGAACACAGCACCGCCAATTTTCGGTTTGCCCGCTGTCACATTACTAACAGTATTAGCCATGTGTATCTGTCCTTTCTACATCATCACAATATCGAACGTACTCTGATAGCGGTTCAACTTGCGCGTTGTGTCCGTCTGCATCTGTGAGTTGTTCAGATGGATGCGCGCAAACCGGTCATCAGATATAGCGTTCTCCATTGTTTCAATAACAAGTTCATTAAGTGTGGCGGCATCCAAGGCGGTTGAACCATATGACTGGATAGCCATTTCATAACTTGTGATGTGATTTGTTTTGCCCATGCCGATGCGGTCAAGCACCAAAAACTGCCCTTGCGGCATCGTGTCAGGGAACATAACAAAAACGGGCACATCAAGTGCGCCCAGAATCTCAATCAGAATTGCTTCAATCATTTGTTAACCACCTTTAACGGGTATGCAGCTTTAGTCAGGGTGTTGTTGTCAAAATCATCCTTGCGGGCTTTGAAATCGTCAGCCCACACCATGCCTTGCGCCAGCAGATTACCAACGCGGCTGGATGACATATATTCGCCATCGCCCATGCTGTTGGCTTTGTCTGCAATTTCGGCGGTAGTTTGTGCAATAAGGTCTTGCATGAAATCTGCTTTCATAACCTCTTTACCAAAACCAGCCGTATTCAGATAAAACCGTTTCTTACTCATACCGTTCTACCGTCACTTTTTTATTCCACGCCAGCGGGATGTTGCTTTCAATGCCCTCAAGCGGGAAACCAAATGATTTCCAAGTTTTGCCCCAGAATTCAATGACTTGGTTTTCCCAATCGTGTGTATCACCTTTTGGAATAGCCAGCGTGCACACCTCTTTGCGCCCAACAAGTGAATTTTCATCAACCACATCATCAGATGTTGTGGGCGCAACAAGCACATTGGATACCGTCACCGTGGAATCAGAATAAATGGGTTCGTTGAACGCATTTACACCAGTTTGTGTTTTCTGATGCAATACAACATCAATGCCAATAATCTTGCCCATAGATTTCCAACGCCCCTATTCTTTGTCTTTTAAGCCCAAGCCGCTTCAGATCGTTGCGCAAGATTGGCAGATTGGATCCACCAGGAATGGCGTATGTGCCTGACCAACTATAGCCAAGTGCGCTTTGCGATTCCTGCGACATGGGTTCGCCTGTTGCGGATGTGTCCTGCCTTAACGCACGCACGCAGATGTCTACGGTTACCGCCTTAACAACGGTGCCATATGACGGGGATTCTTCAATATCCGCGTCAAGGTCACGCCCGTATGCCTTTGCATCTTCCCGCAGACAATCAGAAATAACGGGCAGCAGATTTGCCGCCCGTTCTTCTTCTACTGGTGTAAGTGTGCGCCATAAACTTTCTACATCTGCAACGGTTGCAAATGTGTCTGCCATTTATGCGCCCCTTTCTTACGCTTCGATTTTAGCGAATGCGTTGCCGTCAAGGACAGCCCAGCCGATGTAGGCTTCAGCACGCAGATAAACCTGATTGTGCCCCTTAAGGTCAGAACCAGCGTTGTCCGGATCGCCGTATTCGATGACTTCGAATTCGACATCACGGGCATAGCCCCATCTGAATGCATCAAAATCGCCAACATAGCCATAGACTTTATCAGCACCCGTGGCAACCTTACCGACAGTACCATTGACCGCAGATTTCATGCCGTGGAATGTGTCGGGGTCACCACCGAACAGATATTCCGGCGCAACAGCGATATTGCCGACAGCTGCCGAACCAAGCGCGCTGGAGAATTCCGGATCGAACGCAACGCCCGTAACATCATAGCCAAAGCCATTTACCTTTGCGATAGCAGCATTCAGGTTGGCATCCTCAGAACCAGCGGTGTAAGAAATAACCGAACCAGCGGGAATCTTGTTATCAAGATGCATGTTGCCAACTGTGGTTGTGGCGGCGGTCATGGTGCGCGGATTCAGCCCGTGCATTGCAGCGATGTCCATGCCCTTTGCAAACTTGCGGGCTGCGCCCTCTGCGAATTCGCGCATAACATCCATGCGGTATTCCTCAGAACCTTTCAGGAATTCATCAGAAACACGCACGCCGTATTCAAACTTGTACGGACGGATAACAATGGGGGTTGCGGTTGCACCACCATTGGATTTTGCGCCATTCTCTGCTACGATGTCGGCTTCAGAATCCATGTTGAAAACGAATTCCGCAGAACCGTTGAACGCAACCGGCATTCTGTCGCTGATTTTAGCCAGCGCAGATTTGCCACGGACAGCGTTAAACATTTC